CGATGATATAATAAAATTACATCGCTTGATTGTACTCACAATCCCAAGCAAATAGGCACGACGGCCACAATGCAGATTGTTTTCCCGTTGGTCTTCCAACGCGCCCCAAGGGCAAATACTCACACAATAGCATTTCAGCTAGGCCGATGTGTGTAGCGAAGTTTCTTTCCCAGTACAGACTCTTGAACCGGCAAAGGTAGACCGATCTGATATCGAGTCATACCCTCACTTAAAAACGAGAATTTGTAATTCCTCAAACAGAAACTAATGTTGAGGTGTACCGAAGGTGAGACAGTATCAGACGCTTGTAACGGACAAACCGCACTAATCTGAAACAATCCCATTGAAAACGGTCTGAACGAAAACGGCGCACTCTCGTGTGGAACCCGTAACATCTGAGCAGTAGATCGCCATGGTATGACGATCTCTGTAGTTGTTGGTTCCGACACGTCGATCACTCGAGCATAGGCAGAGGTAGCTTCGGCAAGATCTGATGTTGGTATATACCGCCCATAAAGCGGAAAACAAACAATTTGACCTCCATGTCCTTTAGTCGAAACGACTTGAATGGACACCACGAAGTCACCAGACCAAAACCCGAAAATGCTCGAAGCATACCCGCAACTCGTCATTTGGTGAAAACTACCTGGAGCGGCCCCGAAAATCTCAGGGACAGGACACATTTGGCAGGTGAACAACGTTGTTCCCCCAGCCATACCTGTACTATAATTAACCTCCGTGTAGAAACTCAAACGACCCACAAAGTTTGCCAACTCCATCTCATCACGAGCAGTAGCAAACTGCGCGAATGTCACAACCGAACTATCAGCAGCACACCCACCAAGATACCGCAAATTCTCGACTTGCTTTGTATTACACAAATCCACTCCACCAGGAGAGGCAACCGCTTGAGGGTTGAGTGTAATAGCAGGCCGATCCAAAAGCTTTCGCCCAACGTGTTTTTGAGACACTTTGTTAGCAAAATCAATTGTTTCCTTCGCAGTAGAAATGATGTTTGAAGCCGCCGCTAGGCCAGACATAACACCCCCTTGTGCAATCCCATCCACCATCTCGAACTCACTTTCGAAAGGCGGACTTGGTACAGGACGAAGCACTTGAAAAGTTGAGTTAACAAAACTCACCCAAATCTGGACGGTAGCATACGTTTGAGTAGCGCCGACACCAGTCTCGAGTGAGTTGAAAACACGCAAATCAAATGTTCCTGTACTCACAGGCTCAGTGTTCAACAACTGAGTTTGGTGATGCAACCACGGAATGTGGTAATCACCTTCGCGATTGCCACCTGCTTGCACAAGCAGGTGCGGCAATACACTTTGACTCGTGCGAGAATTAGCCATATGAGCATCAATATATCCCCCGTCCCTTTCGGGAACAAAGTATCCAATGAGCTGACCCAATTGAAAGGGCGTAGACTGAACCTTAACACGAATTTTCACGTCCCCGCGATAGAACATGAAAGTAGAAAATGGTGTGCCATTGACCCCAACGATCAAACCTTGGGGCACCACAGCACGAAACAACAACGCATTCGTCGCATCCGACGTAGACCACGTGGTCGTAGACACCAAAGTCCACCGCTCCGCAAGCTGCACCACTGAGAAAGGTCTCTCCACCTCCCCCAAATCCTCCGCATTACGCGTTGAAGGTCTCCCACCATCGGAAGACACCACCTTCTCTTCAACAGCTTCGAATGACACACCGTCACTCGCTTGAGCCACACCATCATACTTCTGTTCCAATGGCAACGGCTCAAACATCACCCTGGGGATTTGCTCCAAAAACCCAAAGCGAAAATTATCACCACCGGCGACAAAAATCTTCCCATTCCCATCCTCCGGCGTGATCGACCACGAAAACGATCCAGAAGAACACTCTTCTGTAATCGCTTCCGACTCATTACGTGGAACACCCGTAATGGGAAACTGAGAAACCCAAGGAACTTCAAACGCATTGATGTTAAACCCTGTCTCAGCATAGCCCGTCGGAGGGCACCCTTGCACATTGTCAGTGCTCGACATACAGTCTTCAACATTGAGACCAACATCGGCTGTCATATAAGCCACATCCATAAGGCTCAAATTAGACCGAAAAAGGACTCGAAAGTCGCCGACATAATACCGAAAGCACTGGGCAAACCAGTACAAGTGACCACACTTTGCAAAAGGTGCAGTCGGAGCAATAACCATCGATGCACACAATGGCCGAGTATAAACCGCCTCCCCAATACCACTTTTCCAAGTACTGTAGCGTTTCACAAACTCAACCAACGACGTCGACTGGTCATACACAGCGCGCTCAACACGCGATGCACTAGAGGGAACACCCAACACTGACGAGGTGTTGACTGTATCCAGATTTGGACGCTGCTCCACCGCAGAATCCATCTGGGCAACTCCATCAAACTCATTCTCAGAGAGGTGTCTCTGGGGCACGAAATATAGTCGCCGCAACGCGCGGTAACCAAGCTTTCGCACAAATGAATCTGGTGGTAGCGTCCACTCAGGCACATCCCACCATCCAAGTGGAACCATAGGATCATCGAAATCATCCACAAAGCAACTTTCCTTGCCCCATGTATGATAACAATCATCCCACGTCAACAGCTGCCCATAGATCCCAACATCCGAGAGGACCGACTCAAACTTCCTTCGAAGCTCATGCCAATCCTCCCTGCTGAGACCAAACGCCCGCCGCAACACATCATTCACATTACAAATCGTCGCCATGCGAGGATCCAATTTCTTGGAAATCCAAACACAGCACCCGAAAAACCTTCCACTCAACTCAGGAATGGAAAGATAATTCACTCCAGGAAAACGCGGTGGACCACCCACCGCATCATTCCTTGTACGATATTGCAAAAACTGCAAATCCTCAATCCGATCATACGGCGTACAAACAGCATCCTTATCAGCAGGAGTATACACAACCCCAATTGACGCAAGGACCTCACACACCGTAACACGATTATACCAAGGTAGCACCACATCGTGAACTCCAGACATGTTGTCATCGCCAAACACTTTGGCCCGCACGTACTTCTCATAGTACGCCAATGCAACACGCGACGGCTCATACTTCCTAGCCGCCAGCATCCAAGCATACCGCAAAAAGAACATACACATCAAGTTCCCCCATATCGCAGTAGTAGCAAAGATACCACTCTTCAGATCACCGAATTGCTCCCAGTAATCCTGACCAACAATGACCCAACAATTGAGGACACAATATACAAGATTCTTACGAATCCGCACATCTTCCTCCGTACAAACTCCATGAGTTCTATACCAATCGTTGATCATATCCAACATTGCATCCGCAAGCTGCTCGACGAAATACTTTTCGAACTTCGTGAAATCCCCATCAAATCCATGGGACGCCACTTGTTTCAAATAACAGATCATCGTATTCCAGTCTCCAGACTGGGGGTTCATTCCAACACCAGATGCCATCCGGTTAAATGAACCATGCGTAAAATTGACGAACGCGCCAAAATACTCCCTCATCATGAGGGTATGCACAAACGGCAGATTAGAGATAATCCGCGTTTTAAATAAGCGATTCTTACGAAGAGATCGCAATTCATCCTTAAGATGAAGCAGAACAGCCACAGGAGGTGGCTTATCACACATCATCAAAAGACGAAACTTCAGGTACGCCACCATAGCGTCCGGAAGCAACTCCAGCTGCCCAGGTTCACCAACAATAAGATGATGTTTGCCACGCGCACCCGGCAGAACACAAAAGTGGTACCCACTCGACGTTTTCAACGACGTCGGCTTCAAATAAATATAGGTACCCCGTCCATTCAAGGCCTCTTTCAAGGTCAAAACACGGACGGAGTCCCCAAACACAGGGTCCCACGCTTTCTCAAAGTGCTCTGCAATACTTGCAAACACAGCATCAACATCCTGTTGATCATAGGGCCTCTTCACAGACCCAACACTACACTCGTTCAACTCTTTCTTCATCAAATCCAATGACGAATAAGGACAATCTTTCGAAAATCCAAGATGAGCGGGTGCACGATCAACAATGCCAAACATCTCTGCATAAGCAATAGGAGACTTCACAAACACTGTCTCAGAGTGTGGCGGAGGAACAGGAAACGGAATCGGTCCAATATAGGGCATATTGGGATTCATTTCCACTCCACCTTGCGCAACACCATCCGGCTTTGCAACAATAAGGGACAACGGTATCGGCCGTGCAATCCCTCTGGCGTTATACCCGCCAGTAGTACGCGCTGCAACATGCATGCCAATGATATTCACGAGTCCACCCGGACTCACTCCAATCACCAGCGATCCACAGTCACCAGCACGTCTTGGCTCATAAACAAACTGCTCAGGAACATAACAATCAAATGGTCCTCCAGAAAAAGAGCGATAACGGAACGCGTTGCGTTCAAACGTCAACTCTTTAAGGAGGCCCAATTCAGTGTTGTATTCCTCACCAGCAGAAAGAAACACATAAGCCGTATATAATTTAGTCAACCCCGTCGAAACCAATTCAACGAAATATCTCTCAATCGAGGGTAACGCAAATCCTTTCCCAAGAGAATAAACACACCAGTCATCATAGACTGGAACCCCAAACTCGTCAAGCCTCTTCGACATGACAATGTTCTTGGCAGCAAACTGAACGTCCCGACGGACATTACCATAAGCCACTTCAAACATATCATTATCGGGCCTCAAATCAGACCGTGATTTCTCACGGAAGAAATGGTAAGGAAGGAGAAGACGATCACCACCAAGCAACACACCAGACATAGAGTTTCCTCCAGCCCAGCGAAGCTTGGCCATATTCATCCCAATCTTCTCCAACACATTACGAGTTTGCAACATCGCTTGATCCGGTTCTTCTTTCTCCTCCGGACCATTCGCTACACCACTGTGCAGCGCTTTATGATGACTGGTTGACTTTGCAACATGCCGCGCTCCGCGCACATGTCGCACACCAGTACGATCACCATACAAGGCTTTCCGAGCCATCTGCTCGTACTTGTCTTGCATCCTCTCCATTTCATTGGAGGAATCGGAGGCTTCAGCCACCCCCGAAGGTCCCAGCAAGTAATCCATGAGTTTCGACCCAGTGAACCACAAACCAAGAGCAGCAACACAAGTACCAATGACATATTTCCAATCAAAATTTGGGCGAACAGCCCACCAAGCGCTAACAAAATAAGTAACACGCCTCATTTTAGACTGGAAAATATGCCAAACATCATCAAGCACCTCAACAGGAACCCGCAAGATATAAGCCCACATCGTAGCATGGGCAACCAACACCGGCGGGGGATCACAAGGAGTGAGATCCCCGGGCGTAGCATATCCTGCACACTTCAAGCCATTCTTTAACCGCCACGACCCCTCAAGACCAGGGGGCTTCTGGGGAGTAAATTTGCCTTGCTGTTCAATTTCAGTCTCTAAATCACGCGTCGCGCGTGCAAGAGGCCGAAGTTGAAAATCAAGAACTTGATACCCCGAGCCATCAGCAGCAGCAGGTTCCACAACATATTGAATATCTTGTAGATCAACTTGCGCTGGATCAACACGAGCACCAGGTTTGTAAGAGTTAGCAACAGCTCTTGCAAAAGTACTCATACCAGACCCAGGACGCACCCAACCAAGATGCCAAGGAATCTTCATCTCACCCGCATGCATTCGTTGAAACAACTTATGGGAATCGTCCCGATAAGCTGACATCCAGCGAACAACATCAAGTGCTCCACAACGGAAAAAAGAATCTCCCGTGAGAGCAGCAAAAACATCACTCGCAACAATCGCGTAAAACGAAGCACGCGAAACAGCAACAACATTGGAAACTTCTTGGTCACAATCATCCTGCTGCACAAGAATCTCTCGAGGAATACCCTTAAGAAACGCTTTAGCAGCAACACCCATGTGACCATCACGAAACCGATTCAAATCTTTCTTCAAAATCTTGATCGGCTTATCCTTATAGAAGTCAACCCAAATCCGCGGCAACGAATAAGCACACGCAATCCCAACACGATGACGCCGAATCCTCTTCGGCATCCACGCAAACTCTTCCAAAGGCGGCTTCCCACGAGGAAAAGACACCAAAGGCAAAGCATCAGACTTACGAGGAGGACGCTCATCCTTCTCAACATTCGGTTCTAACAACCGATAATCCTCAGCAACAGCTGGATCATTCTCATCTACCATAGCTAAGGGTTTCCCCTTCTCCATAGCAGCAGGTTGCACATCATCAAGGTCGAGCGGACCTTCATCAGCAACAGCAACATCCATCTCAGCCTTACCGTCCTCTCCAGAAACAAATGCCTCACGCATTTTCTGGAAATCAACGTTCGATCTCTCCTTCGCCTCAACAGCAAACACGCGAGCACCGCGCAAATACTTAACAAGACGAACAAAATCGATTGTCTGCATCACCTGTGTCCCAGTCTCTTGATCCATAAAATCAAAAGATAAGTGACCCATGCGAGCTTTAAACTCATCAGGTTTCTCGTCGAACAAACGGCGAGAAAACTTCCCATTGAATTCACAATCGATCAAACGAACACGCAACCCAGCAAAGCGTCGACGAAACGCTCCAGGCTCAATCCCAGGCAAAGTGCTTCCATAGTCACGATTTGACGTAAGAAACACAAAGTCAGGATCAGCAGTACGACCTTTATCAAAAGCATGTAACGGAACGTAGGGAACGTCCGAAATCAATTGACAAAAGGACTGCGTAACCTTCACAGAATCCTTTGTATCGCCCTGACCATAGTCATCGACAACGATACAACGCTGATTACTCCAAGCAGACCAATACGGATCTGAAAGAGTCAAAGGACAGGTTATCTCGTGCGGAGACAAACCCGAATCAGCATACAACAGATTACAAATCGTCGTCATAAGAAAGGACTTCCCAACCCCCGGTTTCCCGAAGAAATAAGCCCCAACCGCCAACGCACGCTTTGCAGTCCTCCGATGCTCAGCAATAGCAACAGCAACAGCTTTCGCGCGCTTTCCAAGCTCGCGAATAAAAACAGCAGGACCAGCAGCAACACGCGTGTACATACGAATGTACACTTTCGTAAACTCAGTGTAAACACTAGTAAACGCAGTTGCAAACTCATCATTGATACCATGAGCGGCATGGTGATCACACATCCCAGCAAGAGATGAAATCATATTCGCATCAGCGCCAAACACGGCCAGCGGCTGATACAAACCAATCTCGGAGAAAAACTTGAGGTAAGCCTCAGGTAAATGCTCCAAAATCCACTCGATTCCAACATCAACAGCCCGAACGGTCCCAACCAAAGGACCAACCGACGAAATAGCTGAACGAACAACGTCCAACGTACGGTAACCTTTCGGAACCGCAAGAAGAAACATCATCGCCAGCGCAGAATGTTTTCGAACATCACCCGATTGCGCAACTCCATCAACCTCCGCTGCACTAGTCAACGCGGGGTTTTGGAAATACGAAACCAAGCTCGAAAAACAGGCAACCATCTCGCCCCACCCTTCTCCAAGGGTGTCTGCCATGCCTCTACCAGCCAGCGTCAAAGCAGCCACAATCTCAGACCCGAAGGCCCAGATGAGGTCACTAAAACGCTCCATAACACGACGCGCCAAACAGAGAACAACAATCCCAGCTAGCCACTTAAGGCAAGCCGTAGTGTTCTCAGACAACCACGTCCACACAGCCTCAAAGGCACCCTTAAACCACTCAACAAACGATGCGAGCGATCCAAGGCTATCAAGGATTGTAGAAACCCCCTTAGCAGCAGTTTCAGATTTCTTCTCATCAGTCAAAGGAGCTGTAACACTCCAAAGACCACGAGCACGAGACATAAAACCACCCTGTGCCAAACCATCAATCGTGTGAACAAAATCATGGTAATCACGTGTCTCTTCAAGAGACGACGTATTCAACCACGAAACCACAGAATCACGATAAATAGAGTCAACTTCACAATCCAGAACACCACCAGTGAAGTCATCAAAACTGCGCACAAACACAGGCAATTCACCACCAGAACGCGACAACAAAGAACCAATACTCAGAAACAACTGAGCATTGTCTTCACGCGTTGTGTAGACAACATGCGAACCCTGAAAACAATAAGATGTAACAATACCATCAGAAACCTGTACGTTCGAAAGAACGTGAACAGGCTGACAGAAAAAGCCACGAATCAAATTGAAGATTCCAGAGCAATGTTCCTTGCGTCGAGACTGATTCCCGAAAAACTCGAGAACAGGATCAAGGTCACATGCCAGCATACCATTACATAAATAACCACGGCTCAATAAGAACCGGGAACACTCAACACAAACAACACAACGACAAGGATCGAACTTCAATGAAAACACAAAGATGTTCACCAACCACGCGAAAATCGCATGGATGGGAACAACACTGTGGTAAACACCAAGCGTTCGATCCACCAACCGGAAACTCGTGATAGCTTGAGTAAGAAGTGATTTACGATTCTTACCAAGCGAGTTATGAAACAACAAAAGATTCTCACGGAACAACCGCGAGACTAACTTTTGAACACAACGCAACACACGAAACGACTCAGCACCGCAATAAAGTGGGACCGTGGGTTTCACCGAGGACAAAGCCTGCAAAGGTGAAACAACACGCGCGACTCCAACAGGAGCACCACCAGGGGGCACAACAACTTGAGATCCGGAAATACCAGAATCACAAGAAACAACTGCAACCTCACAAGGAGGCACAGCAACGACAGAGCTGGAAAAATCAGCAGACGCACAAGCGCCAGAACGTGAAGCAACGCGAGAAATCGCGTTGGAAAGGGACCTAATCTCAGCGAAAAACGCTGCAAGCTCAGGAGTTGTCATAACAGCATCAAAAGATTGAGAACTGTTCA